GCTGACTATCTATCGGTTTATATAAGTGGTTCTAGGCAATCCACATTTGGAAACACAACTACTAGTGTAGGTGTTCAACAAAATATATTAACTGTAACAGAAGATAATTCTCTTTTACAAAAATCACAAATAACAGCTAATTTTAAAGGAGAACAATTTAATAATGCTAAATTATATTTTGATGTAAAGGGAGATGATTGGTACATATCAGATGTAAGTTTGAGAGCATCACAGGAGAGTTCATTTTCTCCAAATGAAATATCATTTATACAACCAATTCCAAGAACATTACCAAAAGAAACATTTGATTTCTTATTTCAATTTTATGATATAAACAACAATTATATACCTGTTGTTGTTGAAGAATCAAAAACATTTGATGGTGGTAACTTAAATCGTATTAACAAAAGTTTGGAATTAATTCCATCATCTTTGTATTTTCAATTTGATTCTGGTTCTGGTAATGGAAATCCTGTACCACCAAATGTTATTTTTATAGATGTTGTTAAAAACTTTTTAACTGGTTCGGTTACGTTTACATCACGCTCATTTGATTTTTTCAATACTGAATTATCATCTTCAATGTATGATACTTCATATTGGGCTACAACTCCTTTAAGTAGTTCATTAATATCACCACCATTTACATCGTGGAAATTTCCTGGTTTATTAAATGATTTAAATACCGATAAACCTTATTTAACTGTCCAAAATTTTACTGGTTCTAGAGATCCCGGTTTGGAAGAAATTTTAGTTCAATTTATAGAATATACTGCAGAGTGTGAAGGTGTTGAAGATACTATTATTATTACAAGAGTTATAGATGGTAAAGGTGGAGTAAACTACGAAATCAGACCTTATAATGGAACTGTAATTAGAAACTCCGATTCTGCTTCATCTTTAGAAGTTCAAGCAATTCGTATTGATGGGGTTAATGAAATAAATTTAAGAAATGGATTACCAGCTGGACGTTCTAATATAAAATTACACGTTCAATCTGGTTCAAAGTATATTACTCTTAGTGAAGCTAGTGGCAGTGGATGGGTTAAAGGATTGAAACCCGGTATTACTGGGTCTGGTATTATAGATTATAATGCGATATTCAATAGAGATTCTATCGATGGACAGAGAACATTGTATATGATTCCAGTATCACAATCAAATCCATCGGCATCTATTTTAACTGCAATAACTCTTACCGATTTACAAGATGGTTTAGATGCTGGTATTGTTTTATATGATGCGGATACGTTTACAATAAATCCAAGAACTCAAACAAAATTTACTCCACTATTTGCATCAGCTACTGCATCATTTTATAAAAGAGGTCAATTTGATTCACCATTAAGTTGTTCATTTGAGGTATATCCATCGATGTCAATTAATGAAGATTTTGTTCCTGAATATTGGGTTCAATATGTAACGCATAGTTGTGACCCAACTATAACTGTTGTTGCTTATGATGAATTTGGAAATATAATACCATCAAGAGGAAACGCAGCAACTTATCCATTAGGATTGGCTGTATCTCAAAGTAAACAATTATTAACAAGCTTTGTTTATACTGAACCTTGGACTTCAGCATCAGTATCAGTTGATAAACTATTCACAATAGTACCAGAAGGTAAACCTGGAGATGAAAGTATTATATTTGAAGTAAATCCAGCGGCAGTAACATTAGCAGCAAATTCAAGAGGTATTGTTAATGATTATAAACCAACAATAACTGATATTAAATTAAAGCAAGGTTCTAGATATTTGGCATTTACTGGAAGTAGAAAGCCAGGTACATTCCATATAGCAACTTCTTCTATATTTTCATCAAATGTAACTGGTGGTTTGGTTTATTTTGACAATGCATATACCGAATCGTTAATAATAAGTGCATCTTATGGATTCATTAATTTAAGTGGTAGTATTACATATCCATTGGAAATTAGACCATATTATACATCATCAGTTTACACAGCAAGTGTGGTTCAGCCATATACAAAAGTATTGGAAGGGCCTCCACCAATTCAAATCCTAATAACTCCACCAAATGTAACTTTAACAGCAAACGAAGTTGGATATGTAGCTCCGGTAGGATACTCTCCTACAAATACAACGTTGCAGGTAAAAGAGGGTGATGATTTTTTAATATATACATCATCTCAACATCCTGGTACTTGGAAAATAAATTCAATTGAAACTAGAGGTGGTTCTATATGGAATATAAGAACTGCATCATTGAATACTGTACCAAATAATTTGGGAACGTTATCAGCAACTGCATCATTTAATAGATTTGATTATCCATATATTTCGGCAAGTGCACTTTATACAATTCAAGTATATCCATTTGCATTAGGAAGTGGACATGAATATACATCATCTGTTTTTACTCGTACACAAACATTTACAAAGAATGTATCAGTACCAAATGCTAGAACAGTAGAATTAAAAGCAAATCCATACACTATAAATTATGATAGAGATGGATATAGAGTTTCTCCTGAAGGTGATGTTGAACTTAAAGCAACTGCATTTAATACAACTGGTTCTACATGGTTTAGTTTATTCTTTGTTGATACCGATGGGGCTGAAACCTTATATGATGGTCCATACTATGAAGGAGTTGGTATAACCGAAAAGTTATTTTTTATACCTGGTACGGATGCGGCAGGACCTGAAGAAAATAAAACTTGGAAAGTTAAAATTACCGATGGAAATCCTTATACATCATCTGTATTAAATCCATATAGAGCAGAAGGACAACTTACAATTGCAGGTATTAAAGCTGGGGCAGATTCTTATAAAATATCTGCAACCAATGAAAGTACATCAATAAAAGCAGAATTATTTGATACTGATTTAAACGGAACTGCAATAAAGTTACCAACATATAAAGGTACAAGTGCATTAATAAATGTAACATCGGGAAATTATCCAGCACCACAACCAACTGATTATGATTATCTATATAATTTGATTGGTATATTGGGATATTCATCTGCATCCATATTTTATAAATCTCCTTGGATTACTTTGCCAACGAATAGAGTAACAACAACTCCTGCGGCTATGGCGGATTTAACCTATTGGGATAAACCAGCTATAAATAAAACTGGTGAAATTGTTTATAAAGTTGATTTTGAAGGTTATTCAAATCAAGTAGCAACGGATAATATAAGTAGACCTCCTACTAGACAAACTCAATTTATAACTCAATCTTTTGCAGTTCAATTTACCGAACCCGCTCCTTATGATGTTAAGATGCAAAATGAAAATTCATCGGCAGTTTATAGAGTATCTGGTGAGCTTGAATTAGGGTCAACATCAAATATAATAAGAGCATATAGAGGAAATTATGAATTAACAAATAAACCTTCTGGATTTACAGGAGCTCAAATTGATGCGTATGGTAGTTCATCATACGAATATCAATGTACGGTTGAGGTTACATCAAAATCATCTCATATTACTTTAGATAATGGTACTTTAATAGTAGGTAGTTTATTGAGTGGAACGCCTGCATCAATGCCTGGTATTACAGCTTGGTCTGATCCTGAAAATAACCCAACTGCTGAAATTGTTTATGGTATTAATTGTGAAGGTAGACAAACTATATATAAAACACAATCACTATCCGTTCAGTTTGAAGGAGCAGTAGGACCTGGTATTGTAATGAGAGGTGAGTGGAGTCCTAACATTGATTATATTGGACAAGTTGAAACAACAAACAATCGTAGAGATGCGGTTACCTATTTAGCAACGCAAGATACAGTAAAATATTACGCAGCAATTAGTGGTAGTGGTCCAGCAACTTATGATAATAATGGTGTATTGGTTAATTATCATGCACCAACTGTTGATGGTACTAATGCTTGGTGGGAATATTTGGGAGAAGAAGAATTCTTTGTTGCAGCTAAAATTGCAATATTTGAAGAATCGTATGTTAAGAATACAATTAATGTTGGTACTAAAAATGGTACTGGTGCATTTGCAAATATTGTAATAGCTGGTGGTAGAACTGACCCATATATCGCTATTGGACAAAATGCAACAATTGGTACATCTGGAACTGCTGGTTCTTCATTAAATCCCGGTGGAGCGGTTATTGGATATGAAAGACCGGGCATTTTCTTAGGAATTTATGAACAAGGAGCTAGTGGTACAACGGGAAGATTTTCAATTGTAAATACTGCCGGTAATCGTTACCTTAAATGGAATGGTAGTGGTTTAGAAATAGCAGGTGATATTACTGTAACAGGTGGTAATGCCGCAACATCACAAGCCGTAAGTGGTTCGGTAGCATCTGGCTCATTTACAGCAACTCAAATAGCAGCAGCAAATACGGCGGTAGCTGTAAATGCTCTTAGTGGTTCATTAGGTGCTATGGCAGCTATTAGTGCAATTAATAGTGGTAATGCTACCACATTTATAGGACCGGGTGTTATTGTAGCAAATATGTTTGCTGGTACTGCTATTCAATCTACAAACTTTGTTGATGGAACAGGCGGATACTCATCAGCTGGTACATTTATAGATTTAGCAGGTAGCTCTATTAAAACTAAAGGATTTAAAGTAGATTCTTCTGGTAATGCATCTTTTAAAGGAGATTTAAGTGGAGCAACGGGAACATTCAGAGATACTGTAACTGTTGGTGATGGAGCTGTGGCAATTTCAATGACATCTACAAGTGGTACTGGTAGCTTAATTGGATATGGGTTTTCATTGGGACCAACGGGATTAACTGTATCAAACGCAACTATATCTGGTGTAATTAATGCTAGTGGTGGTTCTATTGGAAGTTGGACAGTTGAAAATAATATTCTTAGAGATGGTAGTAGTAGAATCTTCCTTGACCCAGCTCTTCCTGGTATTGCAATTAAAGAAAGTGGAACTACTAAACTAAAAGTGAATTTTGGAGAATTAACCGATTTATCTTCAACTGGAATCACTCTTTCAGGGGAAACATTATCATATTATGATTCATTTGCTGCTTCAACTTATATTAATATCGATGAAGAAAGTAGTGGACAATCCTTTTCAGTAGCAGCAGGTACTTATATTGATTCTTCTGTTAGTTGGCCAGGTCAAAGTTCTGTGATTTCCGCATTTAATCGTGAGGGTAGTGTAAGTATATATTGGGGGTATCGAATTTATAATGGAGCAACTTTAGTATCTGAAGTAATACTATATAGTGATTATTGGAATGGTGGTTTTGATGAAAGTTATGCAAATTTTTATGGATATAACGGAAGCTTCCAATTTAGTGCACCTGAAGCAGGAACAACATCATATACTTTTAAAACATTCATAAAAGCAAATGGTTATCAATATCAAGTATCGTATGGTGGTGTTGGTGGTGGTTTTGATATAAGTGCATATCTATCAACACCTACGATAACACCTGCCGCGAATGTGGATATTGTTGAATTAACAAATAAAGGTATTCAGATTGCATCATCACCAAACAGATATATTAGATTAAGGAGAGAAGATTCTGCTTCTATACCCATTTTAAATGGAAAGGGATTTATTACGTTGGAAGGTGATACTGCCAATACATTAATACAATTATCTGGTACAACCACTGGTACTGCTATTGATATAGCAAGTAGTACTGGTAAGATTGCTATGAATGGTAACAATATTGAGATGGGTACTGGTACTTTATCTTGGAATCCTGGTGCAAATAGTGGTGCATGTACAACACACACCGTATCAGGTACACCAAGACCTACGGTACAAATGGTAAATATTCCTGGTTCGGGTGATTTGGGTGGTACTATTAGAGATATGGAGTTTTCATTATCACAATGGAAACTTGGTAGAAATACATCAGCAAGAAGATATAAAGAAGATATTCAAAATTGGACACATCCATCTTTATTGGAAGCTGTAAATAATACTCCTATACGAAGTTTCTATTGGAAAGTGGATGCTGAAAAAGAGCATAGACCTCAACAAATTGGAGTTATTGCGGAAGAATTAGAATCAGCAGGATTGGAGGAATTTGTGGATTATGATTGGTTTGATAACCCTGATAATCCAGAAGGAGATAAACTATGGATGACTTCTGGTATTGCTAAAGGAGAATTAGTATTTGTACTTTGGAAAGCTTTGCAGGAATTATCACAAAAAGTAGAAAGATTAGAAGCACAAATAAGTGGTTCTTTATAAATTTTTATATATTTATATACAAACAAAAATATGGAAAAGCAAATACAAAAATTGGAATCTTCTTTAGTAGAAAAACTTAAAGAACTTAACACTCGTAAAAACGAACTTATTGTAAATACGGGTCAATTGCATTTAGAAATAAAACAATTGGAGAAATTAATATCTGTTGTAGAATTTGAATTTGAAGATACGAATAAACAATTAAATTCATTATTATCTGATTTGGAAAAGCAATATCCTAATGGGGAGATTGATTTATTAGAAGGTACTGTTACTTTCTAAAAAAATAAATTTGGTAATTCAAAAATAAATTCGTATATTTGTTACAATATGGCAAAGAAAAAGTTACTTTATGTCTGCCCGCATCTTTCAACGGGAGGACAACCTCAATACACTTATAAGCAAATAAAACACTTTATAAATGACTTTGAAATAGAAGTTGTTGAAATAAATAATAGTGGAGGAAATGCTTTTGTGGTTCAAAAAAATAGAATTAAATCATTAGTTCCGGTACATACTCTTGGTGAAAATAAAAAAGAAATATTTGATATAATTAGAATATTTTCTCCTCATATAATTCACTTTCAAGAAATACCTGAATTTGATTTATCTATTGATATAGTTGAAAAGATATTTTCAAAGGATAGAAAATATTTTATTTTAGCATCAACACATGGTTCATATACGAATCCATCTGAAATAGTATATCATCCAGACAAATATGTTTTGGTATCCGAATGGAGTAGACAAAGATTTGAACCATTGGGAATTGAAACTGCTATATGGGAGTATCCTATTGAAGAATACACATTTGATAAACAAGCTGCACAAAAAGAATTAGGATTGGACCCAACTTATAAGCATGTACTTAATGTTGGTTTATTTTCACCTGGTAAAAATCAAGCTGAAATATTTGCGATAGCAAGGCAGTTAGAAAAATATAAAATTAAGTTTCACTTTGTAGGAAATCAGGCAGGTAACTTTGAACATTACTGGAAACCCATAATGGAATTTAAACCTGATAATTGTGTAATATGGGGTGAAAGAGATGATGTGGATACATTCTATTCGGCATGTGATATGTTTTATTTTAGTTCTAAATTAGAATTAAATCCATTATCAGTAAAAGAAGCATTGAGTTATAAATTACCATCTATATTTAGAAGATTACACACTTATTTAGATACATACGATAATAATCCTTTGGTAACTTATATTGATGATGATTTGAAATTAACTAAAAGAATTATTTTAGAAAAATTGCAACCTGAATTCAACGAAATACCTGGATGGTTTGCATATTCTGAATTATATAATAATATAGTTGATATTGCTAGTGGTGGTGAAACATTTGTTGAAGTGGGTGCTTGGTTTGGAAAATCTACAAATCATTTAGCAACAAAAATAAAAGAATCTGGTAAAGATATTAATTTTACATCAATTGATACTTGGAAAGGAACGGATGATGAACAATTACATCAAAATATTGTTGGGGCATTTAGTGGAGATATATTTTATGAATTTATAGATAACACAGTCTTATCAGATAACTATGGTAGATTTAATACAATAAAAGATACATCAAAAAATGCAGCTAACAACTTTACTAACAATAGTATTGATTTTATAATGATAGATGCAGGTCATTCTTATGAAGCATTAATTGAAGATTTAAATGTTTGGTATAATAAAGTAAAACCCGGTGGTATAATTAGCGGAGATGATTATGGTGTATTTGAGGGAGTTACTAGAGCAGCAAACGAATATTTTTATGGACAGTTTCATCAAGGGTTTCGTTCATTTGTAAGAAGAAAACCTCGTATTCAAGTTAAGCACATGCTGACTAGACCTGATGATATGAGGGAAAGAGTTTCTATACAATCTCTACAACAATTATCAAAGTATGGAATAGATTATCAACCAATAATAAATGAAGTTTATGAAGGAATACCACCTGCTGAAAATTGTAGGAGACCTGAACATATAAGTAAAGATAATAAACCAGGTGAGTTATATCCTGGTGCTGGTTTGGGTTGGATGACTGGTAGACACTATGGATGTTACTTAGCACATAGAAATGCATTGGAAACAATTGATGAGGATAATTACGATTATACTTTGATATTTGAAGCGGATGCTTTTATCTATACTGGATTGGAAGAATTTGTTGAGGCTATTCACAAAGCATGTTTTATTTCAGAAAGAGATGATGCGTACTTTATATCATTCGCAAACAATCCATCTAGAGAAAAGCATAAAATAGATGAAATGTTTTCACAAACTGGAGCTAACCAAGACCTTGCTCATTGTTATTTAATTCCAAACCGAACAAAAGGTTGGTGGATGGATAGATTGGTAGACTGTGGTTGGGATGTTGGTGACCTTTGGTTTAATCATGTGTTCTATCATCATCCTATGAAACGATATACAACAAATAAAGTATATAGTAAACAAGCAGAAGGATTTTCCTTATTAGATTTAACAGTTAAAACTTGGAGTTAATGATATACGATAATTTAGTTAAAAATTTAAATAATAAAGCTAACATTGATAATAAAGTTTATTTTCATTTTGTTAGAGGTGCTTTTTTAGAAATAAAAGGACCTAAGCAATCTACATACAATGTAAAATTTTTAGATAATAAAACTGGAAGGGTTTTATACACTACCGAAATAAGTACAAATATGTGGACTAAATGTAGTTTGGAATATTTTATTGAATGGAAGATTGAAATATACGAAAACGGAAAACTTTGGTTTGAGCACATATATAACGCAGAAAATAAAAGAGTTTATGTTGCGTTAGATTCCAAAGCATTAGGTGATAGTTTAGCTTGGATTGCATACGTTGAAGAATTTGGAAGGGTTCATAAGTGTAAAATGATTACATCTACCTTTATGAATGAAATGTTCGAAAAACAATATCCAAATATTGAATTTGTAAAACCTGGTGATAATGTAGAAAACCTTTATGCTATGTATGCAATTGGTTTGTTTTACAACGAAGATAATACAATAAACATCTATAAAAATCCGATAGACCCAAAAACACAAACAATGCAAAAAATGTGTTCTGATATATTAGGATTACCATATACAGAAATTAAACCAAAATTAAAAGAAAGAAACCCAATTGTTGATACAAACTATAAACAGGTTTGTATTGGTATTCATGGAACTGCTCAATCTAAATTTTGGAATAATCCAAATGGCTGGCAGGACGTAGTGGATTGGTTAAATAATAAAGGATATGTAGTGAAATTACTTTCAAAAGAAGGTGATAACTATATGGGTAATGTATTACCAACTGGAATTGTTAAACATCCAAATGGACCTTTAGAATTGGTTATGGATGAAATGAAAAAATCAAAAGCATTTATTGGTATTGGTAGTGGATTGAGTTGGTTAAGTTGGGCATTGGATGTGCCAACGGTATTAATTAGTGGATTCTCATACGAATGGGCTGAGATGCAAGATTGTATCAGAATAGCAGCTCCGAAAGGAAAGTGTGAAGGATGTTTTAATAGATTGAGATTGGATGCTGGTGATTGGAATTGGTGCCCAGACCATAAAGGTACTGAAAGACAATTTGAATGTACAAAATCAATTACATCGGAAATGGTAATTAAAGAATTAGAAAAGTTTTTGTAATGAAAAAGATTTGGATAAATGGTTGTTTTGATGTACTTCATTATGGTCATTTTAAGTTGATAGATTATGCAAAATCTTTGGGAGATTTGATGATAGGTATTGATTCGGATGAACGAATACGTCAAATGAAAGGAGAAGGGAGACCATTTCATACCGAAGGACAGAGGGTATTTAATTTATTACAAATAGAGGGAGTGGATAAAATTGTAGTATTTGATAGTGATGATTCTTTAAGAAACCATTTACAAGAATATCAACCTGATATATTTGTAATTGGTGATGAGTATATGTACAAACCTATCATCGGTGGAGAGCATGCAAAAGAAATAAAATTCTTTGGTAAATTAGATGGATTTAGTACCACAAAACTTTTAGAGGATGAATAAAGTATTAGTTATAGGAGAAAGTTGTACGGATATTTTTATATACGGAACATCGGAAAGAAAATCGCCAGAGGGAAAAGGTCCTGTATTTATTCCAACGTATGAAAAGTATGGAGTTGGTATGGCAGCTAACACAACAAATAATTTATCAGCTATGGGTATCGATGTTGATATGTTTTCCGATAATGGTAATATAATAAAAACTCGTTATGTTAATGAAGATACAAATGAATTGTATTTAAGAGTGGACGAGAACGATTCTGTTAATAGAATTAATATCAACGATTTACCTGATTTGACACAATATTCCGCAATTATAATATCTGATTATTGTAAAGGATTTTTAACCGAAGAAGATATTAATACAATAGCCTCTATGCATAATTTAGTTATTGCTGATACTAAAAAGAAATTAGGTGATTGGTGTGCAAATTTAAAATTCATTAAAGTAAACCGAGCAGAGTGGGAATTTAGTAAAGATGTAATAAGAGATAACGAATGGTTGTTTGATAAAATTATATGTACACTTGACAAAACAGGAACGGCATACAAACATACAACATATCCGGTTATTCCAATAGAAAACGCAGATGTAAGTGGTGCTGGTGATACCTTTGTAGCAGGATTTACCGCAAAATATTTAGATTCTAATGATGTAGGTGAATCAATTAAATGGGGAAACTATTGCGCAGGTGAGGTTGTGAAAGAAAAAGGAGTTTCTGTGTTTAAAAAATAAAAAAATAATATACTTATATATACAAAACAATAAAAACATAATATTATGGCAGGTTTAGATAACATACCGCAACAACAACAAATTACTATTGAAACTGCTAAAATTGAAGCAGATGTTTTAAAATCAATTAATGATTTAAATCAAAAAATCAATTCTTTAATTATCGAATTTGGACAAATCCATATTCGTAAAAAAGAAATCCACGAAGAAATGGTAAGAATGGATGATTTTTTAGAAAAAGGAGAAGATGAATTCAAAGTATTAAATTCTGAATTAAGAGAGGTAATTGATGGACTTGATGAAAAATACCCACAAGGTAGAATTAATATTCAAGAGGGAACTATTCAGTACCAACCTGGTGCACCAACTAGAAAACAATTAGCTGAAATGCAAAGACAACAAACAACCGAATCCAATGGTAACGGTATGAAAGTTGTAAAAGAATAATCCTAATATTTATATAGTAAGAAAACTATATGAAAGGATTAGCAAAATTTTTATTGGAAGCAATATTGGGAGAAGCGGCAGAAATGGACAAAGTAGTTGTTGTCTATTCTGGCCGCTTTCAACCATTTCATAAGGGTCATTATGCAACGTATGACCATTTGGTTAGGAAATTTGGAAGGGATAGTGTTTATATAGGAACTTCCGATGTAACCGATAATAAAAAATCTCCATTTGGGTTTAAAGAAAAGAAAGCAATAATGATGAAGATGTTTGGTATCTCATCAAATAAAATTGTACAAATTAAAAACCCATACGCTCCTCAAGAAATACTTAATAAGTTTGATTCAGATACAACTGGTTTTATAACTGTTGTGGGTGAAAAGGATTCATCACGTCTAAGTGGTAAATACTTTACTCCATATAAAGGTAAAGTAGAAGAACCTTATTTAGATAAAGGATATGTGTATGCGGCGCCTGCACAACCAAATGCTATTAGTGGTACTGATGTTCGTTATTGGTTAAGTGCTGGTGATGAAGAAGAAAGAAAGAAAAACTTTACAAAAGCATATCCAAAGTTTGATGACCAAATATTCAAAATGATTACTCTTAAGTTGAAAAAACTTAAAGAGTGTATTAATGAGGAAATCAAATTAAATGTAAAGGTTGGAGATACTCTATTAATGGGTAAATTCAAAAACAAAAAAGTAGTTGTTAAATCAATAGGTGAAGATGAATGGGGAATGCCAACAATTAATGGTAAGAAAGCAGTAACGTTCAGAATACCTAAGAAAGAAAATTTAAAAGAAGCTGCTAGCAATGCTGGTATGACTGCAGGCGATGAACCTGATACATCATTTGTAGCAGATGGACAAAAAAGAATTTTAAATAAAGCTAAACCTGAAAATTGGTATAAGCAGGGTGGGTATGTTCAATTGGAAGAACCAAAAGCAGATACTATGAGAGGTAGAGGTAAATCAAAAGATACCGAAACCCAATTTAGAAAAGCAGTATATAAAGTAAAAAATGTAGTTCAGAGTACATTGAATCCAGCTGATGACCCTCATACAGTTGAAAACTGGCAAGAAACTGAACCAAAAAAATCAATTAAAAAACCTAAAAGATTTTGGGAACTTCCTAAAAATCAAAAACCTCAAATAATTTCAAAAGAAGATATAAAGGAAATAGTTGAAGATTTTGATAATTTATTGGATGAAATGGGACTTGGTGGTGGGGCAGGTGTAGGATTATCTTTACCTGGTGGATATATTAACGGAGCACCAAATCCAAAAGATGTTAAGAAATTAAAATCTAAGTTAGATAACGATGGTAGTGAAGAATATACTCCAGTAAAAGAAGGATTAAAAGATTTAGAGAAAGAACTTGTAGTACTATATAATAAGGCTTTTAAAATGATGCCAATGTCTCCGGCACAAATGAAAGTTAGAGCTGAGATAGATAAACTTAAAAAACAAATTGATAAGTTAAAAAACGAAAATATTAACGAATCGCTATTAGTAGAAGGTGGGGCTTATGGTCACATGAACCATCCATTTGATATTGAGATGAATCTTACATTTGGTGATTTAAAGCAAATTGTAATAAAAGCTCTTAATGGTGATTTGGAATTAGCAAGAGAAAAAACAGATGGACAGGCACTAGCGGTTAGTTGGGTAAATGGTAGATTAGTTGCTGCTCGTAATAAATCGCATCTAAAGAATAAAGGTGAGGGTGCTATGACAATAGGACAGGTAGCTGAAAAGTTTGCAAATAGAGGTGGATTGACAGATGCATATAACTTTGCTATGCAAGATTTATCAAAAGCAATTGGGGCATTATCCGAACCACAAAGACAAAAGATTTTTAAGGATGGTGCGTGTTTTATGAATTTGGAAGTAATATATCCAACATCCGTAAACGTAATTCCATATAATCAACCACTATTAGTATTTCATGGTACGTTTGAGTATGATATAGATGGTGTCATTATCGGAGAAAATCAACAAGCAGCAAGTATATTAGGTGGTATGATTAAGCAAGTAAATGCACATGTACAATCTAAGTACACAATTCAGGGACCTCCAATAAACAAACTTCCTAAATCAGAAGACCTTTCTAAATTACAAGGAAAATATTTAGGAATGATTTCTAAACTTCAAAACGAATTTAGTTTAAATGATTCGGATGGTGTAGCTGATTATCACCAAGCATGGTGGACTAATTTTGTAGAAAAGGGTGCAAAAAAATTAGATACTCAACAAAAAATAGGATTGGTTAAGAGGTGGGCATTTAACGATAAATCATTCCGTATCAATACAATACAGGATTTAAAATTAAAAGATTGGGCTGAAAAAATTGATAAGCAAGACCAACAAAAAATATCAAAACAAAATCTAATGAGATTTGAGGAGATATTCTTAGGAGTTGGTGCTGATGTACTATCTTTTATGGAATCTGTTCTTACAGCAAACCCTGATAGTGCTAAAAGACAAATGGTAGCTCGTTTGGAATCAACAATCGCTCAAGTAAAAGCAAGCGGTGACCCTAAGAAGATTGCAAAATTAAAATTAGAGTTAGAAAGACTTAACGCTTTGGGTGGATTTGATAAGATTGTACCAAATGAAGGTATTGTATTCGTATATGGTGGTAACACTTACAAATTAACAGGTGCATTCGCACCCCTAAATCAAATTTTAGGTATTTTCTTCGATAGTTAATCGTTTTTTGAATTTTGATATACTTATATATACAAATATATTATAAGTAATATGGCAAAGGAATTCAATAAAAAGTTTATGCATCCAACGCGTAGAAAGTTGGTAGATATGGTATTGACTGGTGGTGAATATCAAAAAGAAGCGTTTGTATCATTTGCAGGAGCTGATAAACAAGAGGTAAAAAGAAAAGTTGGGGAAAGGTGGACTGATGAGACTGGAAAGTCTTGGGAACAGCATGCTGGTGGTAAAATAGAAGTATCGGAATTGGGTGATATAATGGCTGAAACAAGAGCTTATTTAGCAGCATTAAATACTTGTAAATCTGATAATTGTAAAACAATAAAATACGGAAGGGTTGATAAAAAATTAATATCCAAAACAGGTTATTGTTTACATTGTCTTACTATAAGAGAAGCTCAAATAAAATATGATGGTTTGTGGGAAGCATACGAAGATTATAAGATATTTAATAATATGATTTCTTATGGTAAAGATGTAGTTTCTCAATTCCAACAAGCATACAATGATGCTAAGCAAGAATATGAAGTTGTAAACGAAGATGGTACGATTGAAAAGTGGAGTATGGAGAGAGATGTAACTGAATTAAAAGCAGAAATCTTAGCAGATATAACTCGTTTTGAAGAAGAAATTCAACAAGCAATTAAACTAAGAAACGAAGCTTGGGATAAATTAAAAGATAAAGGTTACGATTTAGTTAAACCACCGGTTGATTAATATGAGTACTGGTATAACACAAAAGAAATCTCTTAAAGAGATTATAGCAGATGAATACAAAAAGTGTGCGGTAGACCCGATTCACTTTATGAAGAAGTATTGTATGATTCAGCATCCGGTGAGAGGTAAGATACCTTTTCATCTTTTCCCATTTCAGGAAAGTACCCTAACACAATTTGCAGGAAATCGTTTTAATATAGTACTCAAATCCCGTCAAACGGGTATCTCAACTCTTTCAGCTGGATATGCACTATGGAGAATGTTGTTCAATAGTGATTTCAACGTATTGGTTATTGCAACAAAGCAAGATGTAGCAAAGAACTTAGTAACTAAGGTAAGAGTAATGCATGAATTACTTCCTAGTTGGCTAAAGGGTGGTTCTTTAGAAGATAATAAACTTTCACTTAAATTACAAAATGGTTCTCAAATTAAGGCTATTGCATCATCTCCTGATGCTGGACGTTCGGAAGCCTTATCACTTCTAATATTTGATGAGGCCGCCTTCATTGGTGATATTGATGAAATTTGGACATCCGCACAATCAACACTTTCAACGGGTGGTAGTTGTATTGCACTTTCTACTCCAAATGGTGTGGGTAATTGGTTTCATAAAACTTGGTTATCAGCTGAAGAAGGTACTAACCCATTTAATACAATCAGATTACATTGGACAGTACACCCTGAAAGAGGTGAAGCCTGGAGAGAGGAACAAGAAAAATTATTAGGAGCAAAAAAAGCAGCACAGGAATGTGATTGTGACTTTGTATCTTCTGGTGATACTGTTATTGACCCAGAACTATTGATGTTCTATAAAGAAAGTTATTGCCAAGACCCATTAGAGAAGACTGGATTTGATGGAAACCTTTGGAGATGGGAATACCCAGCACCAGGTGGTTCTTATATGGTAATTGCCGATGTGGCTAGAGGAGATGGTTCGGATTACTCCGCAGCTCATGTTATGGAAATCAATAGTTGTACTCAAGTAGCTGAATACAAAGGAAAGGTTGATACTAAAGATTTTGGAAACTTCTTAGTTGAATTATCTACGCAATACAATGATGCATTACTTGTAATAGAGAACGCAAATATTGGTTGGGCAGCTATTCAGCAAGTAATAGATAGAGGATACAAAAACTTATTCTATATGAGTAAGGATTTGAAGTATGTAGATGTTGAAAACCAAATGAGAAATAAATATAGAGCCGATGAAAGACAGATGGTTGCTGGATTCTCAACTACATCTAAGACTAGACCTTTGATTGTATCTAAATTAGATGAATATTTTAGAGAAAAAGCAGTTACAGTTCGTTCTAATCGTTTGATAGATGAATTGTTTACATTTATATTTATGAATGGTAGAGCTGAGGCTATGAAGGGATATAACGATGACTTAGTGATGGCATTTTGTATTGGATTGTGGGTTAGGGATACCGCACTTAGATTAAAACAGGAAGGTATTGATTTAACCAAAAGGGCTATGGGAGGTATTTCATCAAACATGCAGCATTCTGGTGTATATGGTGGAAGTAATATAGATGATAACCCTTGGAAAATGCAAATTGGTGATAGTATGGAGGATTTAACCCAGTGGTTGTAGGGTTTTGATAAATTACGATATTTATGTTATATAATGTCAAAATAGAAATTCTATGATTAGATTAACAAATATCTTAAATGAAGATGAGTATGTAGATAATGCATATTCTATGGGAGATACTCCACAAGACAATCCAATTGATGATTATGATGAATTGGATGTTGAGCAAGAAGATATGGATGATTTTATAGCATATCTTAAATCTTACTCAAACGAACTAACTGAAGCTAATTGTCCTTGTGTATTCGAAGCAGAATATCAGGGTAGAGAAGTTAAATTAGGTAAACCAACTGCAGGTGATGTTAAAAAGTTTAAGGTATATGTAAAAAATCCTAAGACTGGTAAAGTTATTAAAGTAAACTTTGGTCAAAAGGGAGTAAAGATTAAGAAAAATAATCCTGATAGAAGGGCTAGTTTTAGAGCAAGACACAATTGTGATAATCCCGGTCCTAGAACAAAAGCAAGATATTGGTCTTGTAGAAAATGGTAAATAAAATATGGCAGACGAACAACAATTAGATGACAGAAGTTTCTTTGGTAGACTTAAAAAACTATTTTCAACCAATGCAATTGTAACGGTTGATAAAGATGGCAAACGAAAAGTTGTAGATACCGAAGACCGTCAGCATAATACAAACTTTGTAAATCTTAGAGATAGATATACTAAATTACAAAGGTCTTATTATGAAACCAGTCAAGGTGCACAATCAATGGCATATCATCAAGTTCGTAGAGAACTTTTTAGAGATTATGATGCTATGGATAGTGACCCAATTATATCATCTGCATTAGATATATACGCTGATGAATCTACTACAAAGAATGAATATGGTGATGTACTGCAAATTAAATCTACAAACGAAAACGTAAGAGAACTACTTCATAATTTATTCTATGATATAATGAACATAGAATTTAATTTATGGCCTTGGGTTAGAAACTTAGTGAAATACGGAGATGCTTTCTTAGCATTGGAAATTGCAGAAGGTAAGGGTGTTATAAATTGTATGCCACATTCAACATATAATGTTGAGAGATTGGAAGGTACTGACCCTAACAATGCAAATTACGTTAAATATAAGGTGGAGATGGACCGTTTTGGTAAAAAAGAATATGAGCAATATGAGATGGCTCACTTTCGTATGTTATCAGACACAAACTTCTTACCTTATGGTAAATCAATGGTAGAAGGAGCTAGAAGAATTTGGAAACAATTATCTCTTATGGAAGATGCGATGTTAATTCATCGTATTATGAGAGCACCTGAAAAAAGAATCTTTAAAATTGATATTGGTAATATTCCACCGGTAGAAGTTGATAACTACATGCAAAAAATTATTAACAAAATGAAAAAAACTCCATTTGTTAATAAAGATACTGGTGATTATAATTTAAAATATAATATACAAAACCTTACTGAAGATTTTTTCTTACCTGTGCGTGGTAGTGATAGTGGTACAAATATTGAAAACCTACAAGGTTTAGAATATGCGGCTATTGAGGATATTGAGTATTTAAGAGGTAAGTTATTTGCAGCATTGAGAGTACCAAAGGCTTACTTATCTTATGATGAGAATGTTAATGGTAAAGCTACTCTAGCTGCAGAAGATGTTCGTTTTGCTAGAACTATCGAAAGAATTCAAAGAACAGTTGTTAGTGAATTAACTAAAATAGCAATCGTACACCTAGCGGCTCAGGGAATTGAAGATTCGGAAATGACAAACTTTGAATTAACTCTTACTAACGCTTCTACAATTTATGAGCAGGAGAAAGTTAATTTGTGGAGTGAGAAGGTAAGATTAGCATCAGATGCAAAAGCACTTAATATGTTATCATCTGATTGGTCATATCATAATATATTCGGATTATCACAAGATGAAGTTGATATTGAAAGAGCTAAAGTAATCTTAGACCTTAAAGATAGATTCAGACACACTTCGATTGAACAACAAGGACAAGACCCGGCAAATCCACCACAACAACAAAATGTGGAGGAGGAAATTGGTAAACTTAAAACCGAAATTGAATTAAATAGAGGTGTTGGAAGGCCGAAAGAAGGAAACACTTATGGTAAAGATAAGCATCCTTATGGTAGAGACCCATTAGGAGATATGGAGAATCATAAGGAGCGAAAGAGAGATGACAGGAACTTAAATGCTAACGCAAAAAAGTTAGCAAGAGAATATATCAACGGAATTTCAGCAAAAAAGAAGATTTTGAGCGAAAAAACTGATATGTTGGATGAAAAAAACCTATTAGATGACACTAAAATTTAATAAAGAAAAATTTGTTTATATTTATATGTGTTAGTTTATAGGGTAGATTAAATATAGGGTAATTAAATGAAAAAAATTAAACATTCCAAGTTTAAGAACACTGGGGTGTTATTTGAATTATTAGTAAGACAAATAACATTAGAAGTTCTTAATGGCGATAAAACTGAAAACGCTAAAAACATCGTAAGAGAATTCTTTGGTCCAAACACAGAGTTAAACAAAGAATTACGTCTATATGATATATTGTTAAAGGAAAAGTATAGTTCCGAAACAAAAGCAGATAGACTGGTAGAAACAGTATGTGATGCACATGCTAAATTAAATCAATCAGCACTATCAAAGGAGAAATTTAATCTTATTAAAGAGGTTTCTGCTAAATTTGATATTGAACAATTCCTATCATCACCTATAACTAATTATAAAGTTCTAGCATCAATATATAAAGTATTTGAATCTAAGAGAGAGAGTGGATATGAT